ACGTTTGATAAGAATTTTTCTATTGATGAAATAGTAGAAGAAGCTTACGAGCGTATTGGACAACAAAACGTTTCAGGTTATCAACTTAAATCTGCAAGACGATCTCTTAATATTCTATTTCAAGAATGGGCTAACAGAGGTTTACACTATTGGGAAGTTGCAAATAATAATATTACCCTAGTTGCAGATCAAGCAGTATACACAATGTTTAGATCAACAGGTGATGGCACGTCAGATGCAACAGCGGTTTATGGTGTTGACGATGTATTAGAAGCTTCGTTTAGAAATTCTAATGTAGACTCACCACTTACAAAAATAAATAGATCTCAATACCAAGCATTGTCTAATAAAACATCTACAGGTCAACCATCACAATATTTTGTTCAAAGATTCATAGATAAAGTTACTATAACCTTATACCTAACACCTGGATCTAGTGAGGCAGGAAAATTTATAAATTTTTATTATGTAAAAAGAATTCAAGACGTAGGAGACTATACAAACGCAACCGATGTGCCTTATCGTTTTGTTCCATGTATGTGTGCAGGATTAGCTTATTATCTTGCTATTAAAAATGCACCACAAAGAGTTCAAGAATTAAAATTATTATACGAAGATGAATTACAAAGAGCTTTATCAGAAGATGGCTCATCATCTAGCACCTATATTAGTCCTAAAGTTTATTATCCGGAGGCATAATGGCAATATCTTCAGGAAAATTTGCAAAGTTTATATCAGATAGATCAGGACAAGAATTTCCATATTCAGAAATGGTTATTGAATGGAATGGTTCTAGAGTACATATATCTGAATTTGAAAAAAAACACCCACAATTAGAACCAAAACCTCATTCAGCAGATGCACAAGGTTTATTAAATGCACGGCCTGATAGAACAGAGCCAGCAGTAGCCAGAGTTTTAACTTTAAACCCATTTAAAATTACAAATGGTTCTACAACTGTGACTGTATTTGAAGAAAATCATGGCAGATCTACAAGTGATACTGTTAGATTTAGAAATGCAGAGGGTTCTCTCGGATTAACAAGCTCAGATTTAAATAAATCTGTAGGATTTACAATTGCTAGAGTTGATGCTAATAATTATACATTTACAGCTGCTGGTACAGCAACTGCAAGTGCAAACATAGGAGGAGGAAGTGTGTCGGCTGGTCCGGTAACACTAGTATCATAATGGCAGGATTAAGTGCATCAGGATTAAAAACACAAATTAAAAGTTACACTGAAACAGACTCTAATGTTTTAACAGATGCTGTATTAGAAAATATTATTTTAAATGCTCAATATAAAATATTTAGAGAAGTTCCAATAGACGCAAATAGAAAACAACAATTAGGTAATTTAGTTGCTGGACAAGAATCTATTAACTGTCCTGCAGGGGCTGTATTTATTAGAGGTATACAAGTTTATGATACTGCAGGATCTGAAACTACAGGGGCTAATAGATGGTTAGAAAAAAAAGATTATACATATTTACAAGAGTATCAGGATGTAACCGGAACCTCCGCTGCTCAAGGTCAACCTAAATATTATGCTATGTTTGGTGGTGCTACAGGAGAATCAGACACCACATCTGGACGTATAGCTTTTGCTCCAGTTCCTAATACTACATACAGATTTAGAGTTCATTTTGATAAAGCACCAGATCTTTTAGAAAATGATGATACTAATTATATTAGTTTAAACTTTCCAAACGGGTTATTATACGCGTGTTTAGTAGAGGCTTATGCCTTCTTAAAAGGCCCAATGGATATGTTGACATTATACGAACAAAAGTATAAACAAGAAGTACAGAAGTTTGCTGCAGAGCAACTCGGTAGACGTAAAAGGGACGACTACACGGACGGAACAGTTCGTATTCCAGTTCCTTCTCCGTCACCATAACAGGAGATTAATTATGGCAATATCATCAGCAATATGTTCAAGCTTTAAACAAGAGCTTTTACAAGGTAAACACAGTTTTGAGTCTTCAGGTGGACACACTTTCAAACTTGCTTTATTTGATAGCGATGCTTCTTTAGGAGCTTCTACAACAGATTATTCAACATCAGAAGAAATTACAAATACATCAGGATCTGCTTACACAGCAGGTGGAGCAACTCTAACAAACTCTGGTGTATCATTATCTTCAACAACAGCGTTTACAGACTTTTCAGATGTAACTTATACATCTGCTTCTTTTACTGCAAATGGAGCACTAATATATAACACGACAACTGATGGTGGTTCATCTACTACTGATGCCGTGTGTGTGATTGCATTTGGTGGTGATAAAACAGCAAGTAACGGAACTTTTAAAATAGAGTTTCCAACAGCAGACGCAAGTAACGCGATAATCAGATTAGCGTAGGAGGTCAACCATGTCGGTGACTTCAGGATGGGGCCGGTTAACCTGGGATCAGGCTAATTGGAACGAAGCTACAACTTTAAAAACAGGTTGGGGTGCAAAGTCTTGGGGTGAAGATGAGTGGGGTGAATTAAAAGACGCTGTTGCTCAACCATCGGGTCTTTCTATAACAGCTAGTATTGGTTCGGTTGACATACCAGATGTAGTTTTAACTTTAGCAGGTCAATCATTTACAGCTTCACAAGGTGAGGCGTTTAATCCTGTAGTAACAGAAGGTGTGTCAGCATCATTTTCTGTTGGATCTATAACTCCAAGAGACCAAACACAAGGTCTATCTTCAAGTGCAATCACTGCAACTTTAGGAACTCCAACAGTTGCAGATATGGTTGTTGGCATGACAGGTGTGAGTGCAACCTTATCACAAGGAACAGCAAAAGCACCAAATGAAACAGTATTACCATCTGGTTTATCTATAACTTCAACTCAAGGAACAGCAGTCGGAAGTTCTTCACAAGAAGCAGATTTAACAGGTCAATCATTTACTGCAAGTTTAGGCACGGTTACAGTACCAAATGATACAGCATTAATATCAGGGGTATCAGCAACATTTAGTTTAGGATCTATTATTGGATTAGGCGGTGCATTAGTTCAACCTACGAGTCAAACTACAACAGCTAGCGTAGGATCACTGACAGTAGAAGAAGGGCTAGGATTAACAGGACAATCTTTTAGCGCTAGTGTAGGGTCTATTTCTTTGGTTGATATTCAAGTAGGATTAACCGGACAATCAATAACATCTAGTGTAGGAACCGTTGATATATTTGCTTATGGAGATGTTGACACTGGTTCAAATACATCTTATAGTAATGTCTCAACTGGATCGAATGATACATATTCGGATGTTGCAACTGGATCAAATACAAGTTATAGTGACGCTGCATAGGAGAAAAATATGGCATCAACATACACACCTTTAGGTGTTGAACTTCAAGCAACTGGTGAAAACGCCGGTACATGGGGAACAAAAACTAATACAAATTTACAACTTCTAGAACAAATATCTGGTGGATTTATAGCAAAATCAATAGCAGGTGGCGCACAAACAACTGCTCTAGCTGTTAGTGATGGAGCAACAGGTGCAGAACTTGCACATAGAATGATTGATTTCACAGGGACAATTACAGGAAATCAAATTGTAACGATACCTTTAGATGTTCAAACTTTTTATATTTTAAGAAATTCAACTTCAGGTGCATACACAGTACAATTTAAATATGCATCAGGATCTGGTTCAACATTTACTTTTTCAGCAACACAAAAAACAACCAAAATAGTATTTGCCACTGCAAATGATGGGACTAACCCGGATATTATAGAAGTGCAAACAGGTGGAGATGTTGTTGATGATACTTCTCCACAATTAGGTGGAGATCTAGATACAAACGATTTTAATATTGCATTTGATGATGCACATGGAATTAATGATGAAAATGGAAACGAACAGATAGTATTTCAAACAACTTCATCTGCAGTAAACCAATTAGATATAACAAATGCTGCAACAGGTAATGCGCCATCTATTCAAGCAACTGGTGGTGATTCTAATATAAATTTAAAAGTTGGTCCTAAAGGAACTGGTTTAGTTGAAGTTCTTGGTGCTGATAACCCAGGTTCAATTCAGCTTAACTGTGAAAATAACAGCCACGGCATTAAACTTACTTCACCTGCGCATAGCTCAGCACAGAGCTATGAACTTAAATTTCCTACTGGAAATGTTACAGCAGGAACATTTTTAAAAGTAGCTTCAGTATCTGGTTCAGGTGCAACTGGAGTAGGTCAACTATCTTTTGCAGCAGCAGGAACTTCTTGGCAAGCAGTAAAAACTTCTACTTTCACAGCAGTAGCTGGCGAAGGTTATTTCGTAAATACAACTAGTAATGTTATAACTATGAATTTACCAGCAGGAACATTAGGCGATGAAATTGCGTTTATTGATTATGCCGGTACTTTTGATTCTTACACATTTACTGTATCAGCAAATGGTTCAGAAAAAATTCATGGTTCTACAGATGATTTAACAATTTCAACAGAAAGAGCAGCAAATACACTGGTGTATACAGATTCTACGCAAGGTTGGTTGCTGAAGAATAATTAATCATGGCTACATATAAAGATATTTACGGAGGCAATGTCCGAAACTTTGCAGGAGATCCTAGTAATGCAATTAATGGTCAAGTATGGTTTGATAAAACTGCAGTAGCATTTCAATATGCAAAGGTTACCACATCATCAGCTTGGAGCACGGGAGGAAATTTAAACACTGCAAGAGGATATATTACAGGTTTTGGAAATCAAACAGCTGCATTAGCGGCGGCTGGAGTTAACACTAGTAACAATGATGTTGTACTTACAGAACAATATAATGGAAGTTCTTGGACTGAAGTAGGCGATCAAAACACTACTGCACAAGGTCGTGCTGGAGGAGGAACAACAACATCAGCTGTAATTTGTGGAGGGAGACTTGGACCTCCAGGTTATACTGCTAACTCAGAAGAGTGGAATGGAAGTGCTTGGACTGAAGGTAATAATATAAATAACGCAAGAAATACTCACTCAGGCACGGGTGTTAGTAGTGATGCAGCTATAGTCACACAAGGATCAAATCCAGGAGCGTATCCTCCAAGAGGACAAACTGGTAATACTGAAACTTACGATGGTACAAGTTGGACAGAAGTCGCAGATTTAAATCTAGAAAGAAGTAGTGGATCAACATCAGGCACAGTTACAGCTGCCTTAACAATTTCAGGTATAAACCCAGGTATGTCTCCTGTAACTAGAGCAGAAACAGAACAATGGAATGGAAGTGCTTGGACTGAAGTTGCAGACATGAACAGTGGTAGATATAGCACTGCAGCTTTTGGAACAACAACAGCGACAATTGCAGGTGGAGGAAGCCCACCTGATGAAGCGACAGAAACAGAGTCATGGAACGGAAGTGCTTGGACAGAAGTAAATGATTTAAATGTTGGTAGATATCGATTAGGATATGGACCTACAGGGACATCTACTTCAGGAATAGCAATAGGTGGTAGAACTACTGCTTATGTGGCCAATACAGAACATTGGTCAGCTGCTGGTACTACGGCTTTTACACTTGCAACAGATTAATAAGGAGGAAACTATGGCAAAAACATATCAATACTGTGTAGCAGAAAACTGGGGAAAAGGATTTATCAATCATGATGAATCTTTTAGAATCACGTTTAAAGGCTATCCAGCGAATGTTTGGCAAGTTCCTGCATACAACAAACATGCTAATCTTTGGATCGCCAAAGTAGCGGGTGTCGTTAAAACAAAAGACGAAG